TTGGATTTCCAGAGAATAAAGCTTATATTGTAAACTTTATCGAGAATGGAACCAAATTTCCGATGTACTCCAGAAAAGGGCGCAAGTATAAACATCCAGGTCAAGTGGCGGTTACTGCTGACCATGCTATTGCTGATTTGTGGGATAACCCGAATGTTAAGACAAAAATGTTGAAAGCTGAAGCAAAGGCATACAATAAAATTCTTGAAAAGAAGGGAGATAACTAATGACACCAGTGGTTGAAATTAAGAACGTGGTTCATGACGTATTCCCTGATTGGCAAGTATACCTTTATGCCATTCCAGAAGAGGTGATTGACGATAAGCATGTGACGCAAGTCTTGGTTACAGAGAACAATTCCTCTGCATCAGATTATGGTAACAGCACATTCAATGGCATGGACTTTGGTTATCGTTTGCAAGTCTTTTATGGACTTGATGAACAGAACCTGATTGGTAAGGAAATCATGCTGTACAAAGCCTTAGAAGCGAAGGAATGGCGTATTACAGACAGCCAACCACGGTACTTGGATATAAGCCAAACAGATGAGCAACAGATGATTAAAAATATTGATGTGAATAAAACACTAACACTTGATGAGATTGACCTGTAATGGTTGATCTCAATTTTTTATTTGAAAGGATTTAATTATATGGCAATCGCAGGATTAAAACTTATTACACTTGCATTACGTGACAAAGAAACAGGCGACCTTTTAACAGGTGACGCTGGACTATCTGAAAATGGTTTATTCCCAGTTACCACCAAGATGTTAGGTGCTAAGTCAGCCAACATTTCAAACATTTCAGCAAATGGTACCGCTGTTTATGGTAACAACTCTAAGGTTGACCAAACGCAAACCAAGGGTGAACCAAGTGTCGCTCTTGACTTCAATGATTTACCATTCGACATTAAGCAAAAGCTTTTGGGGCGTGCATCAGACGGCAAAGGTGGTTATCTACAAGGAGACCGTCCACGAGTAGCCATGACGATTGAGACGCAAAACCTTAAGCGTACAAACTCTGTTTACTTTGGTTTTGCCAATGGTGAAGTTCAGGAGACAGCCGCTAATGTCCAAACTGATACAAACAACGAAGTGCGTGTTGATGACTCTTTGACATTCACTTCATTTGGTGTTGAAGAGTGGAACAACGAAGCCATGAAGGTATATTCAGACCTTGACGCAAAGTTCGATAAGACAGCCATGGAAGCTGACGTGTTTGGTGCTCCATCATCAGCACCAGCAGGTACTGGCGAATAAATTAACCACAGCAACGATTGAAGCTGAATAAATACCAATCCAAATGGGGTGAGAAGCCCGCTACATACATCACACCACACTTAAGGAGTGTACCAAATGAAGATTTTATTCAAGGAATTATCAGCAAAACCTTTTGAAGTAAAAGGCTCTGTTAAAAATTTAAAAAAGACATACAGCATTCAATTGAAATTGGCTAACATGCAAGAAATTGCCCAACAAGAAAATCCTATTGACTCACTTAAGAGTATGATGCAAGCGCTTGACGAATTAAGTGCCTACATTGTCGACATGTTGCACCTATCAAAGCCACAACAAGAGAAACTGGAAGATTTATCACAAGATGATTTAATGCGAATTACCCAATACTTGAATATGCGCTTAATGGGAATGTCTGATGCAGATATTGAGAAGGCACAAGCAGAAGCTGACACAGATGAAGAGGGTTTAGCATAACAGAACGTCAAATTACTTACACCAATCATCTGGCAGACTTGAAGATGTTTGAAAAAGATACCATGCAAAATCTGCACTGGTCTTTGGATGATATTGAGGAAGCTGATTATCAAACATTGATGGAAGTTTTGAATACTTCTGAAGAAGATAAGTTGCAGAACCCAGATGATATGTTCAAGCAATGGCAATCATTATCTTAGAGGAAAGGAGGAAAATAAATGGCAAAAGAAAAAGTTGCTAACTTAATGTCGACTGGAATTGATTTAGATACATCTGGTCCTGTGAAGTCGATTAATGCTTTAAAGCAATCTGTTGCTGGTGCCACCAATGAGTGGAAGCAAATGGAAAGTACTTTAAAGCGTAATGGTGATGAACTTGGTGCTTCTGAGGCGAGATATAAAGGGCTTTCCGAAGCAGTTGATAAGCAATCCACCGTACTTGACGAATTAAAGCGCCAACAGAGCGAGGTTAATCGAAATACCGAGGCTGGAGAGCAGACTTACCAAAAGTATGAGTCACAAATTACCTCTGCTGAACGTAAGTTGACCTCACTAACTGCACAGCAAGCTAAGGCAGAACAGGCTTACCACTTACAGGAGTCAGGTATTGCCTCACTGAATAAAGAAATTCGTCAGAATATACAAGAGACTGATGCGCAGGTTGAACGCCTAAAAGCAGAAGGTAAAGAAACAGAAGCCAATGAAGCGCAAAAGAAGGGGTTATCAACAACCCTTGAAAAGCAAACAAAGCTGTACGAAGCTCAATTGCAGGAATTAAAGCGATTAACTGAGTCTGGTGAAGCATCTGCTGATTCAATCAGTAAGCAAAAGATTGCATTGGATAAGACTGGTACAAGCATTGCCAAATCAAAGCAAGCACTGAGCGAATTAGATGGTGCCCAATCAGCTATTGGTAAGAACAAAGGCGCTGATGAAGCTGGTTCGAAAATGGAAGGCTTCAAAGGTAAAGTTGGTAAATCAAAAGAAGCCTTGGTTGCGATGGGAGCTACTGCCACAGCGGTACTTGCTACTGTTGCCAAGGGTGTCAAAGAGATATACGATGGTCAAGCAGAAGTCTCGAGCCTGCAAGGTAAGACCACACTGTCTTATAAGCAAGCCAAAGCTGGTATTTTTGAAATCAACAAGCTGTATGCCCAAGGATATGGTGACTCCATTGATGAGTTGGAGGAAACTTACACTAAGCTTGCACAACTTAATCCAAATGCTTCCGTAAAAGAGCTTGGGGAAAATACCAAACTGGTATCCACATATGCCAAACAATCAGGTGCTGATGTTGATGAAGTCATGCAGGGTGCCGACAAAGCAACTCGTAATTGGGGTATTTCTTACCAAGAATACTTCGATAACATGACCCAACTGCAGAAGTTAGGTGATGACCAAGCTGGTGATATTTCCGATAACATGGCGGAGTATTCACAAAAGTTAAGTCAAATGGGACTTAGCATGAAAGACTCCATGGAGTTACTTGATAATGGTGCAAAATCTGGTGCTTACAATGGTGATAAGTTACTCGACTTTACCAAAGAGTTCCAAATCAGTTTGACTGATGGACGAATGGACAAAGCCATTGGTGAGTTCTCAAAGAAGTCCCAAGATATGTTCAAGGGCTACAAAGAAGGCAAGGTTTCTGCTGGTGATATGTTCAAGCAAATCACTGGTGAAATGGGTAAGATGACCGATAAGCAAAAGGAAGCCACAATTGCTTCTAACTTGTGGTCAGCCCTTGGTGAAGATAATTCCTTGAAGGTCATTGAGTCACTGGGTAAAACCAATAAGAAATTTGATGACGTTAAAGGAACAGCTGATAAGACTTCAAAGCAATTAAAAGAGTCCAATCCGTTTGAACTCATGAAACGTTCTGCTGAAGCATCTGTTAAGAGTATTGCCTTAAATGCTGGTGAGACAAAGAAGTTTAAAGCGTCTTTGGATCCATTACAGAAAGCATTAAAAGACTTAATTGAAACAGCAGTTAAGAATTTGCCAAAGCTCATGGCAGTCATTACACCAGCCCTTGAATTTATAAGTAAACACAGTAAGTTGATTGTTGGTATCCTAACGACATTGGCAGGCTTAACCGTATTCACCAAAACCATATCAGCGTTATCCAAGGTATCGGGGGCAGTGAGGTCTACCGTTGGTGTTGCTAAAAAGGCAGGTCCAGCATTCAAATGGTCAGCCAAACTGGGTAAAAAGTCCTTTGATAAGTCGTGGGGTGCAATTAAGGCAACTGGTTCAACAGCTAAGAAATGGGGAAAATCTGCCTTTAGCTGGAGTGCCAACTTAGGTAAGAAGGCATTCACCAAAAGCTTATCCGCAATCAAAACGGCTGGTTCTGCTACTGGTAAAGCTGTTACCAAGTCATT